GGAAAACCTCGGTTTATCCTATCCATTATGGTCCCTCGAACAGTGAGTACTGCCATGAGTCGAACTCGCTCCCGGGCGTTTCACCAGGTGATCAATACCTTTGACTTGGTGTTTCCAAGTCCTGATCACCAAACTGAAACAACCTTTATGGAAGACGAGTTGTGTTTGGATTCTCTCGATCCTAAGACGGATCATCCACTCACTTTGACTCATAACGAGTGCGTTGGAATGGAATTTAGTTGGCAAGGCACCTATCTCGGTGCTGGACAACTAGGTTCTCCATTTGTAATCCCAACGGTGCCGAATTCTGGCCTCGCCACTTGGCTTGGTCAGATTACTGCATCCAGGATTGTAAGTGCCACCGCACCCCTACGACCTTCCGTGTACCCTATCACGAACATGTTAGAGTTTCGTGATGTGCCACGGATGTTGAAGCATGCCGGAGATCTACTTCTAAACCTCTGGAAGAACGCCTCTCCTTATCTGTCTAGACCACAGAATATAGCAAGTGCTATATTGGCCTATCAGTTCGGTTGGGCGCCCATACTTCAGGATCTTCAGCGGGTTTGTGACTTTGGGAAGCTCGTAGACAGACGTCTAGAGCAACTTGGAGCCTTAAACTCGGGGAAGACCGTTCGTAGGAAGGCCAAGTTCGGTGTGTACAATGAAGGCGTCAATGCTACTGTAACTTTACACAGTACCAAAGGCGTCGTCATCCAACCTCAGGCTACGCTATCTAGCGTAACCGAATGTTGGGCCACCGTACGCTGGTCTCTCGCTCCGAATCAATACCTGGCTGGCCTCAAGCCAACTTGGCTTGATGCCTTTAAGTCAGTCTATGGGCTCACGCCCTTAGATATGATTGTCCAGGTATGGAAGGCTTTGCCATGGTCGTGGTTAATCGATTGGTTCGCTAACCTTAGCGAAGCACTGGAGAACGCTAAGAACATGTTGTTCTATACGCCATCCAGAATCAACAAGATGTGGACTACCAGCATCTTGGTGATTTACGATCCACTTAAACCAGCTTTAAACAAAGTGTTTAAAGGTGGGACCCTGACGAGAACGGTTAAGAACCGTACTCAGCCTTCGGTTACGGATGTACTCGGTGTTCGCCTAAACGTGCCCTTCTTGGACGCGTTCAAGCTGTCAGTCCTCGGTAGTTTGTCCATCGTCAAACTATCTAGACGACGGTAAACTATAGAGGAATCATCACATGGCCTTCGGTGCTACTCTCACCTTAACGGTGAATGCGGTTGCGAAAGTTCTCAACCGCATTAACCAAGACAATTACGGCTCCGAATACTCGTTGGAGACCGCACTTGATTCTTGGAACCTACGTATCCGACACTCTACCGATAAGGTAGACTCGGAAGGAATGATTATGAAGAGGCATAACTATTACCTCGAACATATTACATTCCCCACTTCCACACTTCCCGAATACAAGGAAAGTGTTACGTGGACTATGCGACATGGTAAGACCGATGGAAATACCCAGATTGGGTATGACGCAAAGGCTGTCCTTGTCGCTCTTGCTGCGTCCTCTTACGCAATGGTCGATGACCTCAACAACGGTCTCAACTAAAGCGCAGGGGGAAACGCTACAAGTGTAGGTGGAGCATAAGACCCTCCCCCTAAGCGTTGGGGATACGGGGCGCTCTAGTAGCATTTCGGGTCACGTAGACGGCTTCCTGAAAAGGAATCAGTCGCCGTGAAAAGCTACGTAACGTTTGTGATGACACTGTACGGAGGCATCTTCCAAGATGCTGCCATACAGTTGCCCGACATTAAGACCTCTATGGAAAAGGATCTTTCCTACCTCCGTAGAGCACTCGAACAAAGAGGATTAGCGTTCTTCACGCTAACCCTTCCTGACTACGGTCTTTGGATCGATCGATCCTTAGATCGTGGTTCCTTCTCGGACATGGCTGAGATACCGCGTGGTATCCCACTATTCCGGGGGAGACCCAGACTTTTCTGGGGAATCCTGATGAAGGTGTTCGATATTAATGGAGTGCTTAGACCCGATGCTGATCACTGGAGTGTCTTGCTACTAAGGACTCTATGTCAGAGTCTGAAGAAGCTTGAAACACCTGTGAAACCTACGGCACTAAAGAAAACCATCAAGGAGTTCTTTGATGTCGAAGAGCATCTTCCAAAGAGCCACTTCTCAAGTTGGGATAGTGATACCCCGACTTGGGAAGCTTCTGACGACCACCCCCTTGCGGGGCGTGGTAATAAGGGCTCTCCAGGGTCGCCCGATCTCTTGGGCGACACTAGCCAGTGTGGTAATCGTGTCCCTTGGAACACTTTACGGAAACTATCCCGTAGAGTCACCTCGGAGCTCGGTTCTCCAAACTGGTGGGATCTTAGGTCAAAGCACGGCCCAGGTGCGGTTTCTGAGTCAGGTTGGGAAAGTAAGTTTGAATTCCCAAACTGGCCTCGGAAACTGGGCCTCTGGTTCCCCTACGACTGGTTCGCCACTGGAGATCTTTCAGGACCTCCAGAGGATTACCCGTCGGAGTATGAACCTCCCTCAAGGCTAATTGCAGTACCAAAGACCCAAAAGGGTCCAAGGTTGATCTGCGCTGAACCTATTGCTCACCAGTGGATGCAACAAAGCATCTGGGGTTGGCTGAGGGAAAGGGTACCGAAAACCCTACTTGGGTTATCAGTGTCCTTCGAGGACCAAGAAGCGTCCAGAAGTCTGGCGCTTCAGGCATCGTTGAGTGGATCGCATGCAACGCTAGATCTTAGTGCTGCATCCGATCGACTGTCGACCCGGCTAGTGGAGTGGATCTTTCAGGGTAGTGATATCCTGGAAGGTATGCACGCTTGTCGGACGAGAGTCGTCAAACAAACCGTACACGAGGATTTTCCAAAAGTCCACGTGCTGCGTAAGTTTGCCACCATGGGATCAGCACTCACGTTTCCTATCCAATCCTTAGTTTTCACTGTTCTTTGTGTCTGGGCACTACGCCTAGCAGAAAGACGTGAAAATGACTGGAATGGTAGACGGTTGCGTGAGGACTTTTCCCGGGTCCGGGTGTTTGGGGACGATCTCATTGTTCCCAAACATTCGTACGGGCTCACTAAACTCGTTCTACACGAGTGTGGTCTCCTTGTAAATTCCCAAAAGAGCTTTGGAGGAGTTTCCTTCAGAGAATCCTGTGGGATGGACGCGTTTAGGGGTGTAGATGTTACCCCAGCTCGTGTCCACAAGGTACCGTACGGTGCTTCCGCCATGTCGGCAGCGGCACTAATTGAGTACACCAACAACCTTTACAAGAAAGGAATGTGGCATGCGTCAAGTAGTGTCCTTGGACTCCTACCGCGAGCCGTGCGAAACGGTCTTGCAGTCGGAGGCCCAGACATGGGCGGGCTTGGTCTCTTCTCTTACAGTGGGCATAATCTCAACACTTTTAGGAAGCGTTGGGATCACGACCTCCAAAGAGAATATTGTGTGCGTGTCGCGTTTGTTACGCGACCTGCGCACAATAGAGGCCAAGGCAAAAGCTCTCTGCTCCAGTTCTTCAACGAAGAACCAGCAAGTAGATCCAGCATTAGCGGAACGAGTCTACGACTTGTTCGACCAATGTCAGGGTCAACTTCATTTGTCTCGGGAGGAGTCTCTTCTCCTCGAGCACAGATGCAATCAGCTAGCAGCCATCATAAATGGACAGTCGTCCGTTTAGATGGAATGATTGCTAACTGGAAGGCCGGTTCACGGGCTTCACAGCCTGTCCGGATGCAGAAAGTTAGGGTCTATCTCTAGGAAGAGATAG